CAGTAGACCCAGTGTCCCCAGAACCCACTGACCCAGGTCAGGGTTCTGTTGAAGAACCCAAGCCGATAGTAGATACCCCCCCATCAGTTCCAGAGGAACCAGTACAAGAAGAGCAACCAACCAACGAAGAAAACGTAACATCTGAACCTCCTATAACGCAGGAAGACCCTGCAAATATTGACCCTACAACTCTATCACCTACTGAGGTTGTACAGCTACAAGAAGCTGCAAATGAAACACTTGCTACTTCTGAGCCAGGTTCACCAGAGTATGAAAAGGCTTTGGAACAGCTTTGGGTTGCGGCTGAAGCTGACGACTTAGAGGTAGACCCAGCCCTGGCGGCTATCCCATTGCTTGGAAACGCCGCTGTAGCACTTACTGACGCACTTAACTTTGTCGGAAACGTAGGTGCGGATATGAGCCCTAAGGTTCGAGAAGAATCTAAGAAGATTGTAATCTCTGCCGTTGTAGCTGTTGGTGCAGCTGTATCGGCAGCAACTGGAGCAGCCACTAGTGCCGCAGCCGCAGCAGCTAGTACGTCATCAACTAGAAAGAATAACTAATGAAAAAGTTCATTAAAGACATGCTAGGTCAGCTTTGGACCTTGCTCGGTATGTTCGTTGCATGGATTGTGCTCGAAGGTTCCGCTAAAAACGTAGTGGGCTGGTGCATTACAGCATCAGTTGTTATTTGGATTATAACTTTCCCCCTGCGAAACAAAGACGAATAAGTCACAATAGATAAAGACATAAGGAGTTAATCATGGCAAAATCACAATGGCCTGTTGAAGGTAAGCCGCACAAGTCTTGGAAAGTAACCAGCCCATTTGGTTACCGAATGCACCCAATCAAGAAGACCAAGAAGCACCACAACGGTGTTGACATTTGGCAAGGCGGAGCAACAACCTACCTAGAGGCTTGGGCCGATGGTAAGGTAATCGCAGTTAAGCCTAACGACTCACCAACTTCTGGTGGTCACTCAGTAATCGTGCAGTCAACCGTTATGGGTAAGAAAGTCACTTGGACTTACTTCCACATGGTTAAGGGTTCAATCAAGGTCAAGGTTGGCCAGAAGATTGAGGCTGGCACAATTGTCGGTAAGATGGGCGAGACTGGTTTTGCAACTGGTAAGCACCTTCACTGGGAAATTTGGGCTGGCCACATCAAGGCCCAGCCAATGGCAGGTTTCCACAATGGTAAAGGGTACTACGACCCTATGACATTTTGTAAAGCCGTAATTGAGTTTGAAAAAGCTCACAACGAAGCTGACAAAGAAACACCAGAAACAGCACCAGTTACACTGGCTCCATCACACTCGGTATCTGACATCCCTACCGTAAAAGTGCCAACTAACCCTGTAGTAGTAAAAGAGGCAGTAGCCTCCACTGCTCCAAAGAAGTTGGTAAAAACACCTCTCGAAGTTTACTTGAAAAAGGGCTCGAAGGGTGAGGACGTTAAGTACTTGCAACAGCAACTAGGTCTACCAATCGATGGTTCATTTGGACAAACAACTCACGCCGCGGTTGTTGTACTTCAAAAGAAGCACAAATTGACGGCTGACGGAATCGTCGGTCCTAAAACATGGAAAGCGATTGGCTAAATGAAAGACCGTATTAAAGAAGTATTTGCTGTACTAGGAACTCTAGTATGGCGTGGATTCGGTGTATTCCTGTTCATCATTGGTGGTGCAGCAGGTTCTGGTGCAGTAATCACAGGTGACCCATTCACAGGTATCCTTATTGCCTGGACCACCCTAATGGTAGGTATCGTTGGAGCAATCGGTTACGCAATTGCCGTAACTGGTTCTGTATCGTCTGATGACGTTGCAAAGGCAACTCAGGACGCAGTACAGAAGTTCCAGGAAGAGCAGGACTCTAAGAAGGGTAAGCCTGCCGAAGAAGAGACCCCTAACTTCTAATGATTCCTAGAAAGCCCCTGGCACCTAATAACCGCTCCATTGGAAAACTGATGAAGCAGTTTAAGGCATCAGGGGCTCTCTATGGGTCACCCCGCTCTAACGAGAGCCCATCTATTTTTGTCCACGCTCGTGCTGGTCGTCAAAACTCTGAAGGTTTTGGCGGCGGTTACCGAATTCACAAGAACTAATTAGGTAGGAACACAAGATGGTGGACCAAACAATCCTTACGTGGGCAGCAGCCATTTTAGCTGTCGGAGGTGCATTAACAATGATTTGGAAGTTTATATCTCCGATTCTAAAACGAATCAGAGCTATGATGGACTCGCTAGACCTGTTTATTAAAGACTGGGCTGGCGAAGAAGAGCGCCCAGGTCATGAAAGAATTCCTGGAGTAATGGAGCGGCTCCAGAAGATTGAGGGAGAATTAAAGCATAACGGAGGGTCCTCCATTAAAGATGCTGTTAAAAGAATTGAAACTACTCAAAGTAAAATTCTTGTTAGACTTGAAGAGGGAAACGCACGTTTCGAAAAGATTGAGGAAAAGCTAGATGATTGAGCCAAAATTTGATGAGAACATTCTTGGCGGCAAGGGTGGAGCTTGGGGCGACCTAATTAAAAAACGTGTTGACAAAAAAGCGGGAGAACGAGATAAAGCTCAAGCAAAAGCAGAAGCAAAAGCAGAGCGTGCAGAGGAACGTGCTGCGGAAGCAAAAGAGCGAGTAAGTACCGCTAGAAGAGTCTCCACAGCTAGAACGGCTGGCGCTCGGGCTTTGGAAAAAAGCCGACAAAAAACTGCTGCGGCTAAGACTGAGTTAGCAAAAACGCAAGGAGCCAACGCTCGTCAGCGTGCCCGCCAACAGGCTCGCGCTCAAGTTGCTAAAACTGTTCCTGGAGCGACTGTTCCTAAGAAAACAGCACCAGGTAAAGCTAAAGTAACTGCAGCAAAACCAGCAGGAACCAAAACTAGAACTGCAGGTGCTGGCGCAAAACCAGTAGCTAAATCTGTAAACAAAAGCATGAAAGCCGCCACTGCAAAACCAGCAGGGCGTCCACCCAGAGCTAAACCAGCCGCTGGGGCAGTAGCCCCTCCAAAGCCTCCTACTGCAAAAGTAGCCACGCCACTAAAGCCGCTAAACAGTAAGAGCACAACAAAAACAACGGCAGTCAAACCTGTTTCAGGAACCAAACCAGCTCGTCGTAGATAGTTTTGCATTTAGGACTACAAAGACCTAAAAGTATGGCACTCTCGATATAGAACTTAGGAGTTAATTATGGCCACATGTGCAATTTGCATTGAAGAGGCAACCCTTGCCTATACCATCGCCCCTGGCGTTGCTATCACTTATTGCAACCGACACGTTCCTCGTACACTAGCACAAACTCCACACCTGCTGTCACCAGTAGTTGAGGAGCCAGTAGTTGAGGCAGTAGCTAAGTCTACTAAAAAGAAAAGCGACCCAGTAGTTGAAGAAGTAGTTGCTGAAGAAGTACCTGCAGATGCCACTGATTCGTAAATTCGCAAAACAGGGTCACGCAATTCCAACTGGCCCCCACAGCCCTCGTGGTCCGTTTCCTGCCGAGATATTCGCATCGAATCCTCGAGCTATAGACGAGTCCATGACTTCCGACTCTTTACACGAAGCACTAGATGATGTACGCATGTTCCGCTGCAAAGACTGCGGAGACATCCTTTATGAGGATGAGCTTATCGACCATGACTGCGGTGAAGAAGAAGAAGACGAAGAATAGATTTCCCCTGTGCACGGGGAAGAACCAAATAATCACTCTAGAGAAAAGATAAATCATGGCAACAAATGAAAACGGAAACCTCGTCGATGACGCAGGAAACGTCGCTGTTGACTTCGTATGGGGTAACTTCCCACTACAGCCAAACGACGTACGTGAAGAAAACGGCGGCAGCTTGCTAGTCGCTACTCTTGACAATCACAACATCGCTTACGAAGGCTGGAACGGCTACCCACTATACACACCTAACACTGCAGGTGCTGAAGGTGCTGGCTACATTGTAGTTCCTTCAGTAATCGGTTCGACCACTGCTGTAGCAACCAACGTTCTTGAAGACGCTGGTCTTACAGTTACTACTGGAACCGCTGCTACCAACGCTAAGAAGGACATCACTCGCTTCAACGCCACTTCGGCTACTGTTGCAGTTGTCTACACTTCAACTGCAAGCACCGCTTACCCAGTTGGTACTAAGGTAGTTATTGCTGCTGGTACACCTGCTGGAAGCAGCCCAGTCAACCTACCTGCATACGCTGCTGGTACCTGGACTGTAACTGCCGCTACATCTACCAACATCACCATCGCTGGTTCAGGCTTCACCGTAGCAGACACCACTGGTGTAAATGCTACTGGAACCATCAACGGTCTTGCTGCAACTGTAAAGACTCAGTCGGTAGCCGCTGGCGCTGACGAGAAGGCTGTCGGTACCGCAATCGAAATCGTAGCTTACGCAGCTGCTAGCTAATAGCTAACCATGGCTCCTTCAGACGCGCAGGTTCCCGACGGCTACTCAGCTGCCGACCTTGCGCGTCTGAAGGACGCTATGCTCCAAGAAGACGAGGGCGCAGCGTTTTATAACGCATTTCAGTTTTCTCAGTATGCTCCAAAGACTGGTTTAGTCGGAGATGAAGAAGACGAAGAAAAAGAAGAAGTCGACCCCGAAGCTCCCGCCCAGCTTACGGACATTCCTACTTCCTCCACAAAATCAAGTAGACCAAGAACAGTAGCCGCGGGTTACGACCAAGAACGTAAAGTTCTTACAGTGATGTTCCGCGATGGAACTCTTTGGAACTACTACAACGTGGAGCCTGGTACTGCCTCGACTTTTAAGTCGTCCATTTCAAAAGGTCCAATGATTAACTGGTATCGTAATGGAGTCTATTCTCCTGGCGAGCTGCTAATGGGTCAGCACACCAACGGACCTGCAGACACCTCAAACATTTCTTCTGCTGTACAAGCAGACATCTACCGTGTTGCGCGAACAAGCCAATACCGATATGCTTTTCAAGGGCGTGTTCCTCGCACAGCGCAGGGCCGCGCCTATACTCCAGTAGCCACTCGTACAAGTAAACCAAAGGGTGGCCGCAACACAGCAAGCGCAGGAAAGGCGCACAAACCACATAAACCATAATGCCTAAAGTACACAACATCGGAACACGTAGATTCGTACAACTAATTGATTTCCCTGTAAAATGGGGATGGAAGATAGTGGTTCGTGGATGGACTCAAGAAATTGAGTACCCATTTAGAACCGCTGAGCCGTACATTGTACGACTTCCAAACCACAAGGCAGTAGCCTTTGGTAAATGGACTGGCCAACAACCAGACGAAGAAACGGCGCTCAATAACGCATTGCAAGGACGGGTACTAACAGATGACGATTTTCAAGAAGATAAAGGCTGGAAACCAGCAGCCTACAAAACTCCAGAAGAGGATAGCTGGCATCTCTACACATGAGCTAGTTGTATGGGCAGAAAACTCTCTGTTTGTTATTGGTAAAAACATTGTTCATCACCAACGTGACGGTATTGACGCTATTGCCGAGGCCGAGATTGGCGCAGAAGCCCTACTTGCTATTACGCAAGAACTAAAGAAGAGGCTACAAAATGGCTCCTGAGTATGAAGAAATTGAAGACTACGAGGATGAAGACGAGCAGTTTGAAGAGATTACTCCTCAGCTGTACCTTGAAGATGAAGAGCCTGAAGAAGAGTTTGAACTAGACGAAGAGCTAGATGAATTCTCTCAAGACTTTGTTGACAAGTTGATTGATGGTCTTCTAAAGTTCCTTGTAGTGCTTGTAGGGCATGACCTGCACCCTTACCAAAAACCTCTAGCAAGACGAATTATGGAATCTGTCATCATCGGTGATGGTGAAGAAATTACAGCTCTAGCAGCGCGCCAGTCTGGTAAGTCAGAAACTATCGCAAACACCGTCTCTGTACTAATGGTTCTTCTTCCAAGACTAGCGACTCTCTACCCAGACCTGTTGGGCAAGTTTAAAGACGGACTGTGGGTGTGGTTGTTTGCTCCAACAGAGTCTCAGGTTGAAACTCTATTTAGTAGAACAATCTCTCGCCTAAGTTCTGAAAGAGCGCAAGAGGTCCTTAGTGACCCAGAAATTGATGATGTAGCTGCCAAAGCTGGTGGTGTAACAAAGATGATTCGCCTTAAGAAGTCTGGCTCCACCATGACTATGATGACAGCTAACCCTCGCGCAAAGATTGAGTCAAAGTCCTTCCACCTCATTGTTATTGACGAATGCCAAGAAGCAAACGACTTTGTTGTATCAAAATCAATTTCTCCTATGCTTGCTTACTACGCAGGCACCATGGTTAAAACTGGAACACCCACCACTTCTAAAAACAACTTCTATAAAGCAATTCAACTAAACAGGCGACGCCAAACAGGTAGGCGTTCTAGACAGAACCACTTCCAGTGGGATTACCGCGATGTTTCAAAGTATAATAGTGACTACAGTAAGTTCATTAAAAAAGAGATGCTACGCATTGGAGAGGAATCTGATGAGTTCCAGATGTCCTATTGCTGCAAGTGGCTTCTTGAACGAGGAATGTTTGTATCGTCTACCGTTATGGATGAACTTGGTGACACATCTCAAGAACTCGTCAAAGCATGGCATCAAACCCCTGTTGTGGTCGGAATCGACCCTGCTAGAAAAATGGACTCCACTGTTGTCACAGTTGTCTGGGTTGACTGGGACCGTCCCGATGAGTTTGGCTATTTCGACCACCGTGTTCTTAACTGGCTTGAACTCCAGGGAGACGATTGGGAAGAACAATACTTCCAAATCACCAACTTCTTAGCAAACTATGACGTACTTGCTATCGGAGTTGACGCCAACGGTGTTGGTGACGCAGTAGCCCAGCGTCTAAAAATTCTGATGGGTAGCAGGTCTGAGGTTATTCCTTTGACTTCCAGCCCAACAGAGCAGTCCTCTCGCTTTAAGCACCTCCAGGCGCTTATCCAGCGAAAGGCACTATCGTTCCCTAATCACGCTAAAACTCGTCGCCTAGGTATTCACAAGCGATTTGTGCAACAGATGACTGACGCAGAAATCCAATACAAAGGTCCTAACTTTACTGTAGCTGCGCCTAAAGAGGCATACGCTCACGATGACTTTGTTGACTCGTTGGCAATTGCTTGCTCCCTTACAAAGGAGCTGGTCATGCCTACAGTAGAAATCTCTTCGAATCCTTTTTTCTAAAAAGTTTGAGTTAAGTAAGAAAACTTACAAATAAACAGCCAAACTAATAGAGGAAATACTCGAGTTTTCCATTCCATATTTTAAGGAGTCCCAAATGGGTCTAAGTCCTAACCCAATGTTCCCAGAGCGTGCACCTCAGGGTTACGAAGTAAAGCCAGCTGGAAACGAAGAGCGCCGCGGCCCTCTACGCTTCGAAGAAGGTATTGCTACCGACACTGACGTTCCAAACGACTTTGAGACAGGTATCATGAACGGCTTTGCAGCCGCTCCTGGCCGTCCTAACCGCAATGCTCCAGTATGGCAGAAGCCAGCTGCAGAGACCCTATCTGAGCGTGCTCACGTAGGTTCGGCATCGTGGATTGAAGCACCAACCTTCCTAGGTGAGTTTGCACACGGTTCGTTCTCGAACAACGCTGAGCAGATTATCGAGACCAAGGTTGTATCGGGTGGTCGCACTCAGCGTCTAAACCCAACAGTCGTAAACGACTAATAACTCCGTGTGTTTCCCCGCCCTGTCATGGGGCGGGGAGCCATTCGGTCACTGAGGAGATTTAAGTGGCGAATATTCCAACCAATGAAAAGCTTTATGCTATGGTTGTTTCACAGGCTAAGGCTAAGTATCGTATTTATCCTTCTCCTGGCGCTAGCCACTGGGTACACCGCCGTTACCTAGAATTGGGCGGAAAGTTTGAAGACAGCGAAAAGATTGCTGAACGTAAAGCCCTCATGCGTAAAGTAATTGAGCAACGCAGAGCAATGGCTGAACGTAGACACAGCAAGAAGGACGAGGACAAGTAATGTCATTTGCTGATTTCTCACCCCCGTCATATAGAGCCGCGTCTTCCGACCTTACTATCTCCATCTCCCCTCTGGGACTTGTTGAGCTTGCTGATGAAGAGTTTGAGGTTCACGGTCCTCGTCTAAACCGTTACTCGCTGAACTGGGCTATGTACCTGGGCCACCACTGGGGCTACCGTCGCGAGCAGGGAGAAATGCAAATCTCCCTTAACTACTACCGAGCTTTTATTGATTACATTACTAGATTTACGTTTGGTAATGGAGTTCACTTCCGCAGCCCTAAAGCAACTGAAGCCATCATTCCTGCCCGCCTACAGCGAGTTTGGGAACTAGACAATGACAAGATGCGTGTCTTGTTTGAAATGTCGCAGACTGGCGCAGTATCGGGTGACTGCTTTGTAAAGATTGCGTACGAAGAACCTTGGGAGGACAGCGTTGGCCGTTTCCACCCTGGCCGTGTCCGTATCCTTCCTTTGAACCCAGCCTTTGCTTTCCCTGAGTTTCACCCACACGACCGTACCCGACTTCTTCGTTTTAAGCAGAAGTATCGTTTCTGGGGAACCTCTCTAGAAGGTACTCGCCAGGTGTTTACCTACACCGAGATTCTTACCGATGACATCATTGAAGAGTACATTAACGATGAGCTTATCGACAGCCGCCCAAACCCACTGGGTCAGATTCCTGTTGTACACATCCCTAACATCTCGGTGTCTGGTTCTCCATGGGGATTGTCAGACGCTCATGATATCATCACTATTAACCGCTCTTATAATGAAATTGCTACTGACGTAGCTGACATCATTAACTACCACGCAGCACCTGTAACCGTTATTATCGGTGCTAAGGCAGGCCAGCTGGAAAAGGGTGCTAAGAAGGTTTGGGCAGGTCTTCCAAAGGACTCTCAGGTATTTAACCTTGAAGGTGGTGCTGCGGGTCTTAACGGCGCAATGCAGTACATGCAGATGCTAAAGCTTTCGATGCACGAGCTAATGAACATCCCAGAGACTGCACTTGGTCAGTCTCAGCCAATTTCAAACACTTCAGGTGTTGCGCTGTCTATTCAGTTCCAGCCTTTGATGAACCGTTACTCTCAGAAGGTTTCGCAGTATGGCCGTGGGCTAGAGCGCATTAACGAGCTAGTAATCCTTAACTTGGTTATTAAAGAGCCCGAAACACTGATGTACAACCCAGATACTGACGGACCTTTAAGTGAAGGTCAGCTAGAACAGCTAGACCCTAACGACCCAATCACTTACATTAACCACGCACACTTCCCTCCTCCGCTGC